AGAGCAATCAGTGCAGTGCGTCAGAAATATTACCTAAAACACAATCAGCTAAGGAAAAACACTACATTACACAAGCTCCTCTAGTGTCAGTAATTAAATCTACTTGAGGTACGATGATGACACTTTTCCGTAACAAGCTCTCTGCTAAGTCTGCAAAGAAGGAGGAAGACCCCATGTCTGCTTTGACGAAGAAGAATGGGAGCATTGAAGTGGCTAAATCATGGAAACCATCCGATGAGAGAGCTGCTTTACAGAAAAGCATGGATAATTCCAAGGGAAAAATAATTGTAAATAGTGAGAATCTGTCTTCGCTGGGGACATATGATGCAGTCGATATCACAGAATCTGAAGTTCATGATCTAGCTGCAAGAATGATTGTGGATACTAACCACCACCTTTCGAGCTGGAAAAATGATTTTTTTGTTGGAAATGGTTCAAAATATGCCATGAAAGTGGTCAAAATCTGTCCAACTTGGGACAGCAGAAAACAGTACATGATGGTTTCGAGGATCGTGATCTGGATCTGCCCAACCATACCCAACCCTACAGGGAAAATCATGGTAGCTTTGGTAGATCCAAACATGCCAGTAGAAAAGCAAATAATACTGAAAGAGCAAGGGACAATAACTGATCCTATCTGTTTTATATTTTATCTAAATTGGTCCATTCCTAAAGTAAACAACACACCTGAAACTTGCTGCCAGCTTCAAATGATCTGCAGCCAGGAATACAAACAGGGTGTTTCCTTTGCTAGTGTTATGTATTCCTGGACAAAAGAATTCTGTGACTCTCCCAGAGCAGATCTAGAGAAAAGCTGCACAATGTTTCCTCTAAACAGAGCTATTAGAGCTAGATCCCAAGCATTTATAGAAGCATGCAAGCTCATTATTCCCAAGGGGAATAGTGAAAAGTTCATTAGAAAACAGCTGCAAGAACTCAGCACTAATCTAGAGAAATCTGTTAAAGAAGAAGAGGAAGTATCAGAGAATGTTGCAAAGCTGACTTTTGAAGACGAGATATGAGCTTATGTTAGTTAACTACTTTAAATGTAATGTAACCTATTTTGCAGAATCCAAAATCCAAAAAAAGAGAGAAAAAACCAAAAAAAGAGAAAAACCCAAAATAACAAAAAAAGAAGAAAAATCAAAACAACAAAAACAAATAAGGCTGAAAAGCCAAATTTTGGTCCGAAGACTCTTTTTTTGTTTTTTGTTGTTTTTTATTTATTTTATTCTTTTTATATAAGTTTAGCTGATTTAGATATATTTAACAAAGCTAATACCTTGACTTAAACAAACTTACTGGTAATTTGTAACAGCATTACATATTGTTAAAACATGAGATAGTGCATGTATGTTCTACAAGCTCAAACAAGATGAGAGAAATCCATGGGAGGCCTCCTCCTTGTCATTGTATCTTTAGTCAACATAGGGATCTTTACTTCTGGCTCATCATCATCTTCCGGTTTTGATCTGGATCTGTAAGACTTGTTCTTAACATAGCCTCTGCATATAGTTGCCAGCATAGAGCAAAAATACACTACAACGAATAAGAATGCTATTAGAAGGACAACTCTAATAGTATCAAAGAATGATCCAAAATAACTAGCAACAAAATTGAATGGACTTTTAACATAGTCCCAAAAGCTCCAAGCAGATGAATCTGAATTGTATTGTTGTTCTTCATGTGCATACTCATCATTCTGATCAATAATATTCTCAGGTTCCTTCACCACAACATTATTCACAAGAAGCTCAATTGACAAATCAGGGTTTCCTTCAGGATAAAACATTAACTTCTTTTTGTCAGGATTTAAAGAACAGTACATTGTAATATTGTATTTGTTTAATCCCTTTTTGACTGCTAGCTGATAAGTAGATAAAGAGCAAGAACTTAGAAATATGGCTGAAGAGAATACAATGTCTGAAAGAAATTCTAACTTACAGGACAAACCTTGAGCACATAACAGGCATCCGCTGCACTCTAACTTGGTAGAGGTTATGGAAGGTTTTTTTGGAGCCACTTTGAAGAGATCTGAAGGAAGATCTATAATTACTTTAAGCTTGCCTAGGTTGAAATTCTTTTCTAAATAAAAGCTAGTGAAATCTTTAAAGGTAACAGGAGTGTCTGAGATTTGCTCTAAACCTGATTGGAACCTGTATGTATCATACCCACATGTCTTAATGGTAACAGATTTCTTCCCTATCGCAGCACAATCCCAAGACAGATCTTCTCCTTCCAAAGTTTTCTTTGTGAATATAGGCACACCATCATGTGTCAACTGAGGGTGACCAAACATCTTTACAGGATCATTCAGGTTGGCAATGTTCCCCACATAGACATGACTATCAGGCCCGTGAGCTATAAGCTCACCTATAGTTATTCCATCATTGTGTAAATCTGCTTGAATATCAGCCTGGAAAATGGAATTCTCATAAGGTACTTCCTCTGTTATCAGGGTGCACTGGCTTCCTAAGATACCAGATATGCATACATCAGCCACAATTGTTGACTTTAAAACAGAATAGATCCTGTACGACTTATCCATATCATAAACATTCCTGCAAAAGCCACATGTAGCTCCTTCATCAATAGCAAAACACCAGATCTCTTCACAGCCCCAATACGATGTAGGAGTTATACAAAAGTCCTGGAACCCAGTTAATTTCTGAGTTTTCCTGCAAGTTTCACAATTTCCGGCACATGTGGAATAGTAATCTGTGTGAGTACTCTGTATAGGAGCAGTTGTGTATTTCTCAGAAACTTTGTAATGAACCCCAACACTTTTAATGTAAATAACGAATTTTTTAGCTGCTTCTGACGTTTTATCATTCAGCATGAACACTGTACCGCCACCACCGAGTAATGATTGCTCAATCATGTATCTATATTTCCCATCAACAATGGAATTGAAAATCAATGATTGCCTTGGCAAAATGTTCTCAGGTATCTCTGTGCCATTTGTTGCTAAGGAATCACCAGCAATGATCCCTGAAAGTCTTTCTGTGCCATTATATGAGTCTAGCATGCCATTTCTGAGCCTTTTAGTGACATATAAGCTAACTGCATCTAAACCCAAAGCATTTCCTGAGTAATCAGAAAACCCTTTAAATAAAGGCTTGTTGAGAAACAAGTCTAGATACTCGCAACCTAACCTGCATTTGATAAGGCTGTTTATAGATTTGAGGCTCGGGCAATCTTGGTGCGGTATGCAGTCATTAGGTCCTTCGACAACTACATTAGAGCCGAAGATTGTTTCAACAATTGTATCTTTCGTTATTTTGCAATAGCATTGATCTTTCTCAGGGCAACTTTCAAACTTGCCAGAAACAAGGTACGGGCATCCTGGAACATAGTAACAGCCACTGAGACATTGTGTAGTTTGAGCCATGGTCATTGGCATCTGTGACAAGATGACTAGACCTATCAAAATTTCTGTTAAGAATTTCAAAAAATTCAGACTCAATTTTGTGTTAACTATTAGATGGAACCATTCCATGCTAGTCCATTTATGCTCATTATACTCACTCTCAGCTTCTGTAGATAATATGGGGCATTCAGAAGAATGTTCCTTTGAAGCTTTACTTTTGTTGCAGACACATTTTTTAGTGCACTCGTGAGTGATCACACATAATCCACCACAAATAGAACACTTTAATGGAAAGTATTTCCAAGAATAATTTATAGCCAACAATATGGGGTAATTGACCAGACCCATGAGATCGTACCAAAGAAACAAGGGCTTTGTAGTTTTATTTACTAACCATCGTATTGGGAAATAGATCAAGAAAGCAATAAGAAATAGTCTGATCCATGAGAAGTTAATACATGCTGTTTGCTTGTAAATACTCTTAGAGTACTTGACAATGCAATCCCTGACTCTTTTATTGGTTTTTGGTATTTTTGCAGATTTATCACCACACAACAAGTTATGGTTTCCATCCAATGCTTCCTCACCGAAAGTCACACTCGTAGAACCAGTGAAGGACATGACTTTGTGTTCAGCATTCTCGCCAGGCTTCTTTATGAGGTAACCCATAACCTTTTCTGGACTGCTAATGCTTACAGTGTAGGGATTGGCAAAGTTGGATTTTGCAATTTTGCAATCTCCAGATAATTTAACAGTTTGCAATGACACAGTTCCATTTGTCGGGTATGAGTTATAAGTTATAGGGTAGTTGCCGTGAAACAAGCTTTCTGAAACAAAAAACTTTGTTCCAACTGCAAAATGCCTTTTATTGTCAAGTCTTGTTATAGGAATTACCGGAACTTCAGAAAATTTCTTCGGTAAGTTTTGAGAGTTATCACATCTGCTCAAACCATCTGTGGAGTCAGACACACAAGAATAGATAACACCATCACTCTCAACCTGGTAGTAAACATTGAAAGTGGAAATTCCCTTTATCTCACACTTTAAAAACGAGGCGTTCAGACAGTTGTTTGGCAGATCTAAAACTGATATGGTTCTTTGAGAGCTTGAGCTAATTCTTGAAGTTTCTGTAAAGCCTTCATCTTGCTCCCGTCTGGATCTGTTTTCTTTATTTTCCAACATAGGATTTCTTGACTCCAAAAGAGCTCCCTTTTGCTGCATCAAAACTGCAGAAGGTACTTCATTCTCAGATGAGTCATCATAAACTTCGGGATGATCTCCTCGAATTATTTCAACTTTAGCATCCGTGGCTCTGAGAACTAGGAATGCCAGGAGGACAGAACTTAATGCAAAAGTGAACAAGCTCACTTTTATCATTAGTTCTAATAGATTAAGTAACTTCATCTTTGACGATGCAGTAGAGCTGTGATGTTGATGTGGGTATTTTCAAGTTGTCTAGATGTAGATTTTTGTTTTGCACTGATTGCTCT